AAATAGTCACTCTTGGAATGACTTTGAGCTGAATAGGTGTAGTTAGTACCACTCAATTCATAAGGGTTAGATTTAAATGATTTTCTTACTATATCGTAGTTGTCTCTTCTTATCATATCAAATCTGAATGACTCAACCCCACCTAACCTATTTAAGAAAAACAAATCAGTATTATTGTACTTGCTACAACGGTTGTCAATAGTAATAGTATAAGTAGACCCAATAGCATTGTTTCCACTATCTTTAGGAGTGATTGTATACGATGTAGTGCCACTTGGTATACCACCTGGTATGTTTGAGCCAATCGCAACCCTAACGACTTTAGTGGATGGTGTATCGATGTTAACACTACTACCCCCAGAAAAACTAACAGATAGATGGTCGACAGTACCGTCGTGTAAAAGGTAAATCCAATCTTTTTGGTCAATGTGTATACGCTTTGCATTATTGTTAGTTAGAAATTGAGCCGTGCTTCCACTCTCCATTAGGAAGTTTTCCTCTGCATAACTCAACCAATCAATCGGGTTTAAATAGCCGTTCCAAACGTATCCACTTGCAGAAGTCACTCCGGTTGTTTGTAATATCGGTGACGTTGCTCCAGTGCTATACTCATAACCGAAGTCAACCTTGTATTGGTAGAAAGAGTTAGTGCAACCACTTGCAGCTGCATCTTCAAATAGCCAATCGTGAGTGACATAGTCCTCTAACACTCGTGAGATATTAACCACTCCGTTAGTGGATGAGCCATAATGGATAGGAAACTTCAATCGTGTAAGCAATGTACCTCCACTGCTCTTTACATCTGCTATAAATCGGTAATTGGAATTGGTCGTTGCATAACCACTCGCATCTGTAACGACATAGATGTTATCGTTATAAGCGGGTTGGTAGTCACCACTTGGTGAATGTGCTACTGTTAGTGCTGCCATTTAACTATAAATAGCGAATAGAAGAAAGTGTCCCAAATCAGAGTAACTCGTTCAAACAAGCACACACATAAGATTCAAAACCTTTCTGTGCTGCCTTATCTAATCTCTTGTTTCGTTGCTTTGTGATAGTCGTGTGAAAAGCAATCGTGTTGAAGAACTCCACTAACGGCATCTCCAATATTAAGTCCCACTCTGTTCTTTTGCCCCCTGCGAGTCTGTCGATGAGAGAGAGCCATCCAAATGAGTCTCCACTTCCTTCCTCACCTCCGTCAAATAGTCGAGGGTAGCGTCCAACAACTTGGGATAAACTGCCGAAAAAAAAAGAGCGTAATTGTGTACATCGGTAACTGGTAAGTCAAGAAAATTCTCTTCTTTCCATTGGTAGTCATCCTCTATACGCTTACCCCAAAAATTAACCCGATAAGAAAGTATCGCAATTATCTTATGAAGGTTCTCAATGATATCCCCTTTGGTTACCTCTTGCAACTCAATAAAGTGATGTGCTTTGATTTCTTTAGCATTGGTGATTAATCTGAAGTATCTCTTTTTAAATCTGAATGAGAAGGCAAACTTTGACTTTGGTATTTCAGATAGCCAACTCAAGTCATACGCTTTTAACTTCTCCATTGTCCATTGACCTACTTCGTCATAAGGTATCCCCTCAATAATGGCAATCGTATACGCTATTCTTTCAATCGGGTTAAAGGTCTCGTCAATCTCTTGGATGGCTTGAACTTTTCTGATGGTGATGTCTTTCCAACTCATACTACAAATTTATGTTATATTCATTTAACTTTTGATACAGTTCATTTCTGACCTCCTCAAATGCTTTATATTGCTCTTCATTAATCTCTTCATACTTCAGCTTATTCCTCAACCATTGGTCAAGGTCAAATAACGCATTCCAATAATCGTGTGCTTGATTGCACATTTGAAACTCTGCTTCTTCGTCGTGGTGAAATTCTATCGTGTATTTAGGCATAGTAAAATAGTCCTGGTTTGTTATGTTGCTTACAATCCCACGCAAGAGCTAACGACATTACACAATCGTCGTGAAGTCCTTGTGGTGCAGTATATCTCACTCCAGTTCGTGAGTATTCAAATTCAAAGTTCCTCATCTCATCTGCAATAGCCCCATCGGGAAACCCTATGTTATTACCTTGCACTGCCATAACTAAACCCTCAATAAGTTGTTGCTTTGATTGTGAGGTGAATTTAAAGCCATTAACTCTTGGATGCTCTCTTTGTAGTTGCTCAACGATAGGGTCTCCAACGCCAGTTGAGTCGATGAATGCAGGTGTGTTACCTATGGTTTGTTTAATGGTTGCTAACGTCTGCGACCAATCTTTTTGGAAGCGTTCAAAGTATGCCACATTGCCATCTTGATTGAGACCTATTATAACAGTCCAGTCCGTGTACTTGGCAAGGTCTATCCCATAGCAGATAGGTACACCACTCATCGGAGTTATGCAGTTGTCTATGTTGCTATGTCCGAAAGGGTTGCTATTATCGTCAGCTGGTTCTGCTAAATACAGTTCTTTAAAAACATAGTCGGGTAAATCTCGTTTGGCTTGTTCAATCTCCTCAAGTTCAATGATGCCTTCTTTAGCAGCGTCATAAGCAGTTATCTTAAAGTACTCAAAATTAGCCTCACCTGACTTTGCCCTTTCACCTAACTTGTAAAACCAATTCTTTTTACCTTTGACGTTTCCAATCAGTTTACACTTCGCTTGGGTTGCAGTTAAGGTTGACCGTAAAGCAAACCAACTATCCTCTCTTGAACGTGATGCCTCATCAAATACAGCAGCGTATACATCCTCACCATAAAGGTTATCAGGCTTCTCTGCTGATTTAAACTCAATGCGTGAACCCATCGGTGTGGTTAACACTAACTTGCTCTCATTGGATTGAAAAAATCCCTTCTCACTGACTTGTGATTTCATTCTTCTGAATGCTATCTCCGCTTGTTGGTATACTGGTGCAACCCACCACACGGATTGATTCTCTTTTAGTTTTAATGACTGCTCAAACAACCAAATAATATGACTTGCCGTTTTACCTGTTTTTGTACTCGCTGCCGTAATCGTGTAACGTGCAGGGCTATCCAAGATGGCTTTTTGATAACTTGTCAAATATGGTCGCTTGTAGTTTATTTGCATACACTCTCAAGTACTGCTAATCTCTTTTCGTTTATCTGTTTTATATCGTGGTGTTCCTTACAGTAGTTGTAGTTTATCTCACCTATCTGCTTTGACTTACCTGACTCAATCAACTTGCCTATCTCTGACCAATCGTTATTGTTGACAAAGAAGCAACCTAAATTGTTTCTGTGGTTCGTGTAAGGTTCAACGTTTGAAACAAATATCGGTAACTTGTATGCAGCTGCCTCAACGATTTTTAGTTCACTCTTGTGTCGGTTAAAGTTAGTTCGTGTTAATGGTGCAAGTGCAATGTCAATCTCTGAATAATACTCACCGTATCTGTCAGCTCGTGTACCTTGACGCACATCAAACCAATGAGGCCTTTTATCAGGAGTGGTACCAGTGATTGCCTTCTCCATTGCTATCCATTCTTCCGCTCCGTTGTGATAACCACACATCAGAAACCTCGCATTGTACTTCTCGCAAATAGGTGCTATCTGTTCGCTCAATAGTTTAAGGTCTTCAACGTGAGATAAGCCACCTACCCACCCTAATGTAGGTGGATGCTCCTTCTCTGCTTTCCATTGGCTTTGGTTAAGGTCTAACGCATTGGGGATAATGTGAACGTTCTCATTGTACTCTTTGACTTGACCTGCTAACTGTGGTGTAGTTGTCATAACTGCATCGGCATAATACATTGCGTCCTTCACTGCATTCTTAATGTAAGCACGATAGAACTTGTGTGCAGGATTGTACTTTGGGACAACCCAATAATCGTCAACATCCACAACGAATGGAATCTTCTTTTTAGCCAGGATAGGTAAGATGTTATATTGTAAACCACCTAACCAACGATTGAAGACAACCACATCGTATTTCTCAAATTCAAGGTCCGCCCATTCCTTTGCTTTTTGTGAAACGTCAACTTGGATGCCATAGTCAACTTGAAGTCGGGCGAGTGGAGTGTACAACCTATGGAAGGACACCCCATTCATTCCGTCAAAGAGAGAGAGAATCTTCATTAAAAAGGATTGTCGTTTTTGGGCTTTGGCACTGCAACATAATGTGTTGCTTTGCTCTTTTCGTTTTGGCTTTTCAGTTTGCCCACCCTTAATCGGATGTCTCCATAAGAGTTCTTCTCTAATTTGCCACTTCTGATTGCTTGTTCTAACTTCTCAAGGTTAATTGAGATGTTTGTTCCGTACTGGTCTTCCCAGCCATTACCTAAATAGATTGTTTCTTCCATCGTTTTTGTTTTACTCGTTTGTTATA